ACACGCGGCCGGCCAAAAGACCCCGCGCCCAGTTTTTTCTCCCCCCGAACACAAATAAAAAAGCCGCAAAACGTTGGAATACCAACGAAATGCGGCATATCGCTTTCAAAACATGAAGATACACCATGTTTGTGATTGGAGCAACCGTTATGGCGCTTTTAGATGGAATGGATGACGACACCGGCCGTATCATCGGCCCGCAGGAACAGACCACAAGGCAGATCGTGGACGACCTTAAGGCCAAGCACCCCGAGCCTGACCCGATACGCGACGGGTTATGCCAGTCCATGTTGTCGTTGGCCGCGAACATCGACGCGCAGAACCGCACCGGCAAAGAGATCAGCCGGAACATGGGACAGTACATCGACGCATTGTGGAAGATACGCGACATGTACCCGACCGAGACCGTAGCCGACGACGACGTGGAAGCCGTATGGAGCGGCGCGACTTATGAGGATTAGAGGCGGCACCAAACGCAATCCCGGCCGGCGCACGGACGGCGGACGGTTGGCCGCCATAGCGCGGATGATGGGCACGCCGCTTATCCCGTGGCAACGGTACGTGGCCGACGTGGCGTGCGAGATCGACCCGGACACCGGCAGCTTCTACTATGACACGGTGGTGGTCAGCACACCGCGCCAGTGCGGCAAGTCCGCGCTTGTGGACGGTTCCGACACGTACAACGCGAGTCTTGGCCGTCGCCGGCGCATCGCCTACGCCGCGCAGACCGGCAAGGACGCCGAAGACCACTTCAAGGAATACGCCGAGGCCATGAAGGCGAGTCGGCTGGTGCAGAAAGTGGACAAGTTCCGCTTCAGCAACGGCAACATGTCCGTGACGTTCGGCAACGGCAGCACCATCAGCCCCATGGCCATGACCAAGATCGCCGGCCACGGAAAACAGTTCGACAAGGTGACCATAGACGAGGCCTTCAGCCTGACCAAGGACGCGGGCGACACCATCATGGACGCCATCGTGCCGACCATGAACACGCGACTGAAGCGTACCGGTATCACCGCGCAACGGTGGATTACCTCGACCGAGGGCACCGCAGAATCTACGTACTTCAATGCGCTGTTGGACGGGTTGCGCGCCGGCGACGTGCCCGAACGCACCTGCTGGTTCGACTTCGGCATACCCGTGGACGCCGACCCCGAAGACCTCGAAACCATCATGTTGTACCATCCCGCCGCCGGCTACCTGTGGTACAAGCCCCAATTGCGCGACTTCCGCGAGGGCTTCGGCGACAACGTGGCCGGTTGGGCGCGCGCCTTCGGCAACCGGCGCGACGAAGGCATAACCGACCGCGTGATAGACGAAGCGACATGGACGGCCACCGCCGTTGCACCCGTGGAACCTTCGGCGCTGGGCGACAGGCCGGTGGTGTTCGGCGTGGCCGTGGACGTGGACGCGACGCACACCAGCATATCGGCCGGCATCCTGAACCCGGACGGCACCGTGACCACGCAACTGATCGAGACCATGGACGGCACCGGCTACGCGCCCACCGAACTCGCCAGATTATGCACGGCGTATGACGCGCCTGTGGTCATCGACACGCGCGGCACCGCCGCCGACCTCGCCGACCGGCTGCACCACATGACCGACAACAACGGCGACCCCTCGCTGTCGTTCGTGGACATGGACGCCGGCGACTACCTGACAGTCGGCCAAAGCTACGTAAGCGGCCTGACCAACAAGGCGATATGGCACGCCACCGACCCCGACTTGGACGCAAGCGCCGCGAACAGCGCACGCAAATGGGCCGGCGACGCATGGCGCGTGAGCCGACGCGGCTCGACCGGTCTCACCAGCCCGCTCGAATCGTGCATGTTGGCCGCGTGGGGAGCCGCGCACATGCCAGAGGAAGACGGCCCCTTGCAAATCTTCTGACAACAACCACCTAGTTGCTGTTGGCGGTACTTGGCGGTACTTGGCGGTACTTGGCGGTACGCTGCTAGACCCGTGGCGCGCCGCTCTCGCATACTGGGCGGCATGAATGGACGTTTGAGCTTGTGGCAGCGTTTGAAGCTGGCCGGTGGCGTGATGAAGCGCGGCAACGAGGCGTTGGCCGACGTGCCCGCTGGCATCATGCCGCCAAGCCGCGCAGCCGCCTATGACCCGTTGGCGCTCAGCACCGTGTTTCGCGGCATTCAGGTTTTGCAGACAGCTATAACCGGCTTGCCGATTTACGAGACGCGCGCCGGTCTCAAACTGGACTCTATCAGCAGTCTCGTGGCCCAGCCGGACGTGAACCGTTCCCGTCGTGACTTTCTGGCGGACATGGTGGCAAGCATGGCGTTGGACGGCAACGCCTTCGTGCGGTTGGTGCGTTTCGGCGGTGAAATCGTGTCGTGTGAGGTGCTGCCGCCGTCTCTGGTTGTCGTTTCCGATGATGGAAGCGACCCCGCCGCCCCGAAACTGCGATACAGCTACTTGGGCAAGGATTACGGCCCCACGGATATCGTCCATTGCAAGTTTTTGAACGTGCCGGGCCGTTTGCGTGGCCTTGGCCCAATCAGCGCCGCCCGCGAAGAGGTTGAGGGCGCGAAAATGGCCCGCGACTACAAGGCGCGCTTCTACACGGACTCTTCCAACCTGAAGGGCTATTTGAAGACCGAGCAGAAGGTGACACCCGAGTACGCGAAACAGGCCAAAAACGATTGGAAGGCACAGGGCACCGCCGCCGACGTGAAGGTGTTGGGTAACAACCTCACCTATGTTCCGTTGGACATGAAGCCCGCCGACTTGCAGTTTTTGGAGACGCAGAAGTTCGACACCACGCAGATTGCCCGCTTGCTCGGCATTCCGGCAAGCATCATGCTTGCCGCCGTTGACGGCTCGAACCTCACCTACAGCAACATCGAGCAAAGCTGGATCGAGTTTTCGGACTACACGCTTTCGGCCTACACCGGCGAAATCGAGGAGCTTTTCAACGTCCTGTTGCCGCGTGGCCGCGAAGCCCACTTCGATTGGGACAGCAGCCGCCGCGCCGACATGAGCGACCGTTTCAACGCCTACAAGACCGCCCTTGATTCCAAGTGGATAACCGTTAACGAGGTGCGCGCTCGTGAATCATATCCCCCGTTGGTTCCGGCACCGGAACCCCAGCAGATTGGAGACGAACAGTGAACAGAATCGATATCGGCTTGCGTGGCGTGTGCCTTCGCAGCAGCGATGAAGGCGACGGGCGCACGCTTGAGGGCGTGGCCGTGCCCTTCGGTTCCATCATCGACACATGGACGGGCGCGGAAACGTTCGACTCTGATTGTGTCTTCGATGACGTGGACACGGCCAAGCTCTGCTACCAGCATGGCGAACTTATCGGCCGTATCACCGCCGCCGAGCCACGCGAAGACGGCTTGCATATCACGGCGCTCATTTCGGACACACAGCGCGGCCGTGACGTGGTGGCCTTGTTGCGTGACGGCGCTCTGGACTCGCTGAGCGTGGGCTTTATCCCCATCGAGTCCGAAACCGACAAACAGGGCATCACCCACCGTAAGCGCGTGTTGGAAACGTCGGTGGTGTCGTGGCCCGCCTATGAGGCCGCGAAAATCACCGGGCATCGCAGCGCGGAACAGACCACCAACAATCAAACAACAATCGATAGGGAAAGCGAGGAACCAAAGGTGGACAAGGAACTTGAGGAAATGCTTAACGGCATCAGGGACGAGCAGCGCAGCATGAAGGCGGCTATCGCCAAGGGCAGCGCGCCGGAACACAAGACAGTGGGCGGCGAGTACCGCACCGCTGGCGATTACCTTCAGGCGCTCTATCGCGGCGACGAAGCCGCCGTGCAGCTCATGCACGAATGCCGCGACCTTATCGCCACCGGCAACACCGGCAACACCAGCACTTGGATTGCCGACGACTTGCGCCTTATCGAAATGCGCCGCAAAGTCATCAACATCCTCACTCACGACACGTTGCCCGCCAAGGGTATGACCATGGAATACAACGTGGTCAGCACCGACACCACGGCCGTTGCGAAACAGGCCACAGAGGGCAACGCCTTGCAGTTCGGCAAGGTCACGTTCGGCACCAAGAGCGTGTCAATCGACACCTACGGCGGCTACACCACCCTGAGCCGTCAGGTAATCGAGCGTTCCACCACGCCTATGCTCAACACGGCACTGGCCGCATTGCGCAACGCCTACGCGAAGGCGACCGAAACCGCCGTCCGCAACTACCTGTACGACACCATCGCCTCTCAGCGCGACGCGACACAGAACGCCAACAAGATTGACGCGCCCGCCACGCTTGCGGCCATGACCATCGACCAGTGGGCCGCGCTGATTATGAACGCCGCCGAACTGGCCGACGACCGTAACGTGAACCTCACCCGTCTTGGCGTCAGCAAAGACGTTATGGCCTCGCTTATCGCCTTGAAAGACAGCGGTTCCCGATTCTTCGACCTGTCCGGCGACGGCTCGGACACCATCGGCAACTTCGACCTGACCGGCATCGCCGGCAAGTTCCTTCGGCTGCCGGTGCAAATGCTGCCGAAGGCCCCGAACGGCACGGCGTGCTTCATCGACCCCGAATCGGTGACGGTATGGGAAAGCGGCGGCCCGACCCAGCTCAGCGACGGAGACCCCACCAAGCTCACCGAGAACTACAGCGTCTACGGCTACATGGCGGTTGCGGCCACCAACGTTGACGGCCTCATTCCGGTGAAGTTCCCAAAAGGGTGACGCCCGCGGGACTCAGCACTACGCCGACTAGTGTAACCCTCACCGCGGGTGATAATGCCGAGATCAAAGCCACAATCACACCAGACACAGCGCCACAGACCGTGACCGCCACCACTGCCGGCGCCGACCTTATCGACATCGAGGTGATCCAATGACCACCATCACCATCACCGGGAAACAACCGGGAAAAACCGACGTGACGATATCCAGCACCGTCAATCCAGCGGTAAAAACCGTCGTGCCCGTCACAGTGCTCTCCCGTAACCTGTTGTCTTATGGCCCCGCGTCGGGCAACGGTTTGACCGCCACCGTTAACAGTGACGGCTCGCTGCACGTCAAGGGCACCGCCTCAAGCCAGTGGGCGGGCATTCGATGGACGTTCCCCTGCCCGGTACATGGTGCCGTAATATTGAGCAGGCCCACCAGTATCGACGGTCTGACCGTCTCCGTCAAATGCCTTGACGCCAAAGGTGGTCAACTGGGTGCCCAGATTAACACGGGTAATGCCGGGACAGTCCCAGCCGGCACCGTCAGCCTGCGCTTCGAAATCCTCGCCACTGAGGCCACACCCACCGAGAAGAACGGCGACATTCGCGTCCAATTGGAATCCGGCGACACCGCACACGATTGGATGAAACCAGATAACACGAGCCTTGGG